ATATGAGCGAATATAGAATTTTAAAAGGTAACGAATCAGGTAAGAAAGGTATTCTTATTGAGGATGACGCAGGTTATGTATCACCAAGAGAGTTCGGTAACCAAGATATATTAAAAGAATCAAAAGGTTTTCTAGATCATAGTAAACCTTTTGAGTTCTACGCCGTATTACAAAAATACGACACGCCAAACAGAAATGGTAGATCATACCCCGAAAAAATATTAAAAAGAGAAGCCGAGAATTATAAAAAATTAATTCAAAAAGGAACATCTTTATCTGAATTAAATCACCCCGAATCTTCTTTAATAGATTTAGACAGAGTTTCTCACATTATTACTGAAGTATGGTGGGAGGGTAATGTCTTAATGGGTAAATTAAGATTATTAACAACACCAGGATTTCACGAAAGAGGAGTTTGTTCATCAAAGGGTGACTTAGCAGCGAACTATCTTAGACAAGGAGTTACATTAGGTATATCTTCAAGAGGTGTCGGTTCACTTAAAAAAGTAGGTGAACAAAATGAAGTTCAGGATGATTTTGAATTAATTTGTTTTGACTTAGTATCATCGCCATCAACACCGGGAGCATATCTATTCTCAAATCCTGACGATAGAATGAAGTATGATGAGAACTTGGAGGAAGAGAAAAAAATGTCGGTCGAAAGACAAGTTGGTGAAACAGGAAATAAGTCATTAGATTTAATGAGAAAATTGTCTGATTATTTGGGTAGATGATTGTTATTAATGTCAATAGAACTTGACAAATTATAATTTAATGACGACATTTATAAAAATTAAAAATAATTATGGACGAGAAATATTTTGTGGCTAAAATCACTTATGAAATGCCTGACGAACAAACCGGAAAAGTTAAAAAGGTCAGAGAAGAAAAATTGATTAATGGGTATAACCCAACAGATGTTGAGGCAAAGGTAACTAAACGTTATGAAACATTTACGTTTGATTGGCGAATCACCTCAATATCAGAAAGTAAAATTGATGAGGTTATTGATTAATATTTAATGAACTATTTTAAAAAGGGGAACTAACGTTCTCCTTTTTTTTTGCTTTTTTTTACGATTTAACTATAATAAATGAATTTTTACTGAAATGGTAATATTTATATAGAAAAATTAACACTAATGGCAAAAGAAAAATCTTTAGTTGAAGACGCTCTTCTACAAATGAGAAATTTGGAAGAGGCAGTTTCACAAAACGCAAAAGGAATACTTGCATCTACAATGAAGCAAGAAATCAAAGAATTAGTAAAAGAATCTATCGTATCTGAACAAGATGACGAGGAGATTGACACAGAAGTTGACATGGATATGGATTCTGATGAAGAAGAGATGGGTATGGATATGGATTCCGATGAGGATGAAATGGAAATGGACATTGACTCTGATGAGGATGAAATGGAAATGGATACTGATATGGACATGGATATGGATGATGACGAAGTTATCGATCTATCAGATGAAGACAGTATCTCAGATGAGGACCTATTAAAGGTTTTCATGGCGATGGGAGAAAAAGATGGTATTATCGTTAAGAAAGACGATGACCAAATTCATCTATCGGACGAAAACAAAGATTCTGAATATCTAATCCAAATGGGTGAGTCCGAAGAAGAGGAGTATGAAATGTACGAATCTGATGAGGAAGAAATGGAAGAATCCGAAGAAGAAGAAGAAGAAATGGATGAATCTTACGAAGAAATGGAAGAATCTGATGATGACGACATTGACAGTATTATATCAAAAGTTTTTGACGAATCTGAATCAGTTGATGTGGACGACGAAGAAGTTGTTTACGAAATTGAAATGGAAGAATCTGATGAGGATGAAATGATGGATGAAGACGAGGAAATGCAAAACGAATCGATGAAACCAAAGATTGGTAAAGGCGCAAAAATCGGAAAACCTTCAAAATTCTCTTACAAAACTTCTAAAGGTGGATTCAAAGAAGATATGAAAACAGGTACTAAAGGTGTCGGAATGGGTAAAGTTAAAGGTACAATTTTTAACAAACCTGTAAAGAAAGAAACCAAAGAAGGTGCTATGATGGGTAAAGGGAAACCTTCATCTATGTTTGTTTCAGGTAAATCTAAAGAAGAAACCAAAGAAGCTTCACGTACATTAGGTAACGGTTCAATGTTCAGAAAAGGCGGTCTACCAAAACCAAGAGCTCATTCCAAAGCAAATATCAGTATTGAAGAACAAAGAAACATTAATCAAGTACAAATTTTAAGAGAAAAGAACGAAGAATATCGTAAGGCTCTTAATGTGTTTAGAGATAAACTTAATGAAGTTGCTATTTTTAATTCAAATTTAGCGTACGCTACGAGATTGTTCACAGAACACTCAACTTCAAAACAAGAAAAAATAAACATCTTAAGAAGATTTGACGGTGTTGAAACCATAAAAGAATCTAAGAATTTGTATAAAACAATAAAAGACGAACTTTCAACAAAAACTAAAGGGTCAATTACAGAATCAATTGAAACAAGAATCGAAAAAACACCTGCATCAGGATCGGCTTCTACATTGATTGAATCAAAAACGTATGAAAATCCTCAGTTCTTGAGAATGAAAGATCTGATGAGTAAAATAAACTAAACAACAAAAACTAAAATATAATGGGAGCATTATTAGAATCAGGTCTTGTTGGTAACATCGGTCTTAAGCACCTTAAGGTTATCAAAGAAGATACAATTAACAAATGGGACAAATTAGGGTTCCTAGAAGGTCTTAAAGGCCACCTAAAAGAAAACGTAGCACAACTTTATGAAAACCAAGCATCTTTCTTGATTAACGAAGCATCTTCAGAATCTTCTAACGGAGCATTCGAAACAGTTGTTTTTCCAATCGTAAGACGTGTTTTCTCTAAATTGTTGGCTAACGAAATCGTATCAGTACAAGCAATGAACTTACCAATTGGTAAATTGTTCTACTTCGTACCTAAAATCCAAGGTTACCAACAAACTAACGGAAATAACCATTTTGGACCTGTTGGGGCACCAAATGGACCGACACTTGCCGCATCACAAGCAGCATACGGAGATAATGATAAAAACCTTTATGACAGATTTTACGAAGGAAATGAACCAACTTTGGATCCCGCAGGTCTTTTTGATTATTCAAAAGGGGCGTATACTGCGATTACAACTAGTGCCGTAACAACGGTTCTTTGGTCAAATGGTGTAATGGTACCGGGAGCTTACACTTTAACGGCAGGTCAAAACGCTACAACAGGTGCTGATGGAGGCGCTACTTACAGAAAAGCGATTATAGTTATGTCAGGATTCTCTTCAGTAGGTGAAGGTAAATTAATCGGACCTGATGGTCAAGAAGTGGATAGCGAAGCTTTCCTTTCAGATCTAAGAGTTCAGGCGGTAGATACAGGAGCATTCTCAGGTATGGGAACTGGTGACTTACTATTTAGAGTTGTTACCCAAAAATACGGTAAAGGTATTGTACAATACGGACAACAAAGATCAACAACTTGGTCATCAGACGGAAATGGTGGTTCTTATTATGATATATGTGATTCCACAGGTACTATTTACTTAGAAGTTGACTTACAAGTTCCTTGTGCTCTTGGAGTTGCATCTTTGGATGGTTACTCAGGTTTAACTTTAACTACTGCTGGTACCGCTGCGGTTGGTACTCAATTTAAGTGTATCTACAGAAGATATAAGTCATTGGAATTCGAAGACCAAATTGGTGAGGTTTCTTTCGACCTTCAATCTGTTACTGTATCTGTTACTGAAAGAAAACTAAGAGCACAATGGTCTCCTGAGTTAGCTCAAGACGTTGCGGCTTTCCATAACATCGACGCTGAGGCTGAATTGACGGCATTGTTGTCAGAACAAGTAGCAGCAGAGATTACCGTGAAATTTTACGTGACTTACGTAAAGGTGCGGCTTGGAATCTACGTTGGGATTACAACGGATGGAAGAGAGGAACATCAACTAATCCATTAACTCAATACACTCAGAAAGATTGGAATCAAACTTTGATTACGGCAATTAACCAATTGTCAGCTCAAATTCACAAGTCAACTCTTCGTGGTGGTGCTAATTGGATCGTAGTTTCTTCTGAAGTTTCTGCAATTTTTGATGACTTGGAATACTTCCACGTATCAAATGCTTCACCGGAGCAAGATCAGTACAACATGGGTATTGAAAGAGTTGGTACATTAGCTGGTCGTTACCAAGTGTTCCGTGACCCTTACTTCCCTGCTAATCAGGTGTTGATTGGTCACAAAGGTACATCGTTACTTGACACAGGTTACATCTACGCACCGTACGTACCTCTACAATTAACTCCAACTATGTATAACCCATTTAATTTCACACCAATTAAAGGGATTATGACAA